GATCTCCTAAGTATTTAGAAGTATTTCTAGGAATAAACTTTCCTTTATAAATTTCTTTGGCATAAACCATATAAATAAGACTATAATGTTAAATAACTATTTATATCGAGGATAAGATGGGGGAGTTTACCGACAAAGCAGGAAAATATGTTGTAGATACTTTTAATGATGGCGCTAATGCTATCATTCCAGGTATTGCAGGCGACAAGTCTGGCAAAAGAAAAGAAAGACGGGATGCAAAAGTAAATAAAAGAATGGGCGCCGATGTCTTGGACGCAGCAGCAGGTTCTAATGTTCTCCAATATCCTCAAGATTTATTTCAAAGTAATCAAGTCAATGGTGTATGTTTTTATATAATGGTTAGAAAAAATAGTGTTGCAGCTCAAGCAGCTGGTGATAGTATTAGTGGTGCAGCAGCAGAAAGAATAAATGCACACAAAGATTCAAGATCCGAATTTGCGACAAATGTAAATCGTTCTTCAGTAGAAAATTACCAGACAGTAACTAATACCGCTGGAATAGTAGCAGGTGCTACTATTGCTAAAGGTTTAGAAAGTATGACTAGTTTAGGAAATAGCAAAACTGGTGGTACAGGAGGTTTCAAAGATAAATTATATGCAGGAGCTAAGGGCCTGGTGATGCCAGCAGCCGGTGCGGGTCTTGGTTTATTAGCAGCAGAAACTATCTTAGCACCTGGAGATGAAGGCAACAAATTAGCAGGCACTCAATATTTAAATAAAGTAATACAGATGCATGTACCTCAATCTATAATTTCTCAATATCAAGCAGATTGGAATGAAACAGAATTAGGAACAGCAGGATTGTTAGCAAATAAAAGATTAGATCAAGCAAGTGTGGGTGAAGTAGGTGAGGCAGCAATAAGAGGATTGATAAAAGGAGCTGCTAATGTACCTAAAGCTATAGGTGTTGATGCAGATCTTGGTGCAGCATTAGAAGCTACAAGTAGAAAAGTACTTAATCCATATAAAGAACAATTATTTAAAAGTATAGGTTTTAGAAAATTTGCTTTTCAATATGTATTCTCTCCTAAAAACGAACAAGAATATAACAATGTAAGAGCCATTATTAATACATTTAAATATCATATGCACCCAGACATTTCACCAGGAGGAACATTTTTAATTTATCCTTCAGAGTTTTCAATTGAATTTTTACATGCAGACGAAGGTAAAGTAGCAAGGAACGAACACTTACCTAAAATTTCAGATTGTGCTTTACAAGATGTTAAAGTCACATATGGTCCAGATGGATTCTTTAATACAATAGCAGCATCAGGAGGTATTCCTTCAGAAATAACAATGGAATTAGCTTTCACAGAACTAGAAACACTAACAGCAAACAGAATAGACGACGGTTATTAATATGTATTTTAAACAATTTCCTAAAATATTTTATCCAACAGGCACAACACAAACTTTGGTGCCTGATATTTTTCGTAGAGTTCACTTAGATAAGTTTTTTAAAAATCGTACAAATTTATTTGGTTATTATGTAACTGATGGTATGACACCTGAATTAGTTGCAAAACAACAATATGGTTCCACTTTTTTCCATTGGATTGTTTTATTAACAAATGATATTGTAGATGTAGAAAGAGAATGGCCTAAAGGTTCTAATGATTTAATTGCTTATGTTAAAGACAAATACGGTTCAAACAATGGCACAGATGTACATCACTATGTTTTAACTTCTGACAAAACTATTGTTGTAGATTGGGATGCTACAAAAGCTGTGGATGGAACTTATACAGCAGTTACTAATACTCAATACGAAGATGATTTAAATGAAAAGAAAAGACAAATTTATCTCATACGACCCGAACTTGTAACTGCAATTAGAAAACAATTTAAAACTTTAATATCTTAAGGCAGTAATAATATTATGTCAGAAGAACAATTACAAAAAGGACAAAGAAATCTAGAAATAGATATGTTAACTATTGTCCCTCACTCTGGTAAGGGTAAAGACTTTCAACCGTTTTACACAGAAATGAGAATATTTGAGTCTATATTCTCACCTACATTGACAGCAGATATAGTAATACGAGATCCTGAAAACTTAATAGAAGATATGCCTATAGTAGGTGGCGAAACAGTTCACATAAAATTAAGAACAACTACATTTCCTGACGATCCTGGAGCTGTAATAGCTAGATCATTTCAAATAAGCGCTATCACACAAAGAACTTTAGATAATGATAGACAACAAATATATACATTAAAATTAGTCCCACCAGAATTTTTAAGAGATACATCTGTTAAACTAGGAAAGGCCTTTCCAGGTGTTGATGGAGATCCTAACACAGCAGAAATAGCAAGTAAAATATTTAATGATTATATGGCCTTAGAACCTAGATTTATCCCAGAAGGTGAGGAAAATAAAGTAGTAATAATGGGAACACCTCATTCATCATCAATAAACTACATATCTAATTTTTGGTCTCCAATACAAAACATTAATTATATTTGTCAAAAAATACAAGCAGCTGATGTTACTGGTTCAGATTATTTTTTCTTTGAAAGTAATAAAGGTTATTATATTACTAGTTTACAACATATGATTAAAGAAGGATTAGAAGGAGGATTTTTTGAAGAGTATCATTATACACCCCCTTCTTTAGAATATAAACCTAGACAAGATGGAAATTACAACAGTCCTCAACTTCCTACTGATATGTCTAGAATAAATGAACTTGATATTCCAAGAACATTAAACATAGCAGAAGGAAACATAACAGGTTATCTTGCTTCTAATATACAAGCATATGATATGTTTAATAAAAAATTTAAAAATTTTACATTAGACATGGAAGAAGATTTTGAAAACTATATTACAACAGATAAACATTTACCTGTACCAAAAGGATTGCCTAAACACTTTACAGCTAAAACATCTACTAAAATTCTTAATTCTTATGGTTGGAATAGAACAGATCAATCTCAAGGCATAAATGAAGATGCCTTAAAAACACATTTTTCCAGCGATGCTGTTAGAGCACAGTACATAAATAGTTTTAATGATTATCAATTTTTAATAAGTGTTCCAGGAAGAACAGATATTGAAGTAGGGAGAAGTATTAACTTTATATATCCTAAAGCTCAAACCAAAGGCACAGAAGAAGATTATCAAGAGGATGAAAAATTATCAGGATTGTATGTTGTAACAGAAATAAAACATAGAATTAATCCTGTAGATTATTCAATGACATTAAGAATTGTTAAAAATGGAGTAGGAAAATCCTTAGGAGGAATAGATAATGGATAAAAGAATGTTACCAGAGTTTAAATGGTGGACAGGTATTGTTGAAGACAGAATTGATCCTGCAGAAACAGGTAGAGTTAGAGTAAGAATATTTGGATATCATAATCCAGATATTAATGAACTACCTACTTCTGAATTGCCTTATGCAACTATTATGAATCCGGTTACAAGTTCTGCTATGAATGGCATAATGGAAGTGCCCAATTTAGTTAAAGGTACAACTGTCGTAGGTTTCTTTGCAGATAGTAATCAACAAGTTCCTATTATAATGGGAACCATTGCAGGCAAACCTACAGAAAGAAACTTCCCAGAAGGACAGGGCTTTGTAGATCCTAAAAATGTTTACCCTAAAGAACCTAAAAATGGTTATTCAGGTATTGGAGAATCTGATATACCTAGACTTGCCAGAGGAGAAGCAGCAGAAGAACATTTCTCATTAGAAAATTTAAGAGAACAGAGAGATGTAGGCATACCTGTAGCAGCAGCAGGTAGTGTTGCTGGTATATTGGATGATAAAGACACCATCGATTACCTCACCGATGAAAAACAAAAAACATGGGACGAACCACACCCAAGAGGCGTATCTAAAGATGACGCAGTATACTACAACATAAAAGAAAAATTAAAAGCAGGCGAACCACCTACAGGCGATGAAACATCTCTTTATCCTTACAACTTAGTTAGAGAAACAGATGCGGGCATTATACAAGAATTAGACAACTCACCAGGCAATATAAGAATACATGAATTTCATCCAGCAGGCACAAATAGAGAAATACAAAATGATGGAACTAGAGTATGTAATATTGCAGGTTCAGATTATGAAATAATAGTTAAAGATAAAAATGTTCTTGTAAGGGGAGCAGCTAATGTAACTATTGAAGGTGATGCTAAACTTTTAGTTAAAGGAAATTATTATACAGAGGTAAAGAAAGATTGGAATATTGTTGTTGGTGGAGATAAGATAGAAAATATTAATGGTAATCATGTCATGAACATAGGAACAGATCAAAATCACAATATTAGTGGTAGTCGTTATGTTGACATAGCATCTGGTGCAGACAAAAAAGGTGGAGACTTTGAAACAATAGTAGGAAGTCAAACAACAAGTATTGGTGCAATACAGAATGTTAATGTAGGTGGTTCTGGAGATATTACTATTAAAGGAAATCTTAATTTAAATGTAGGTAAATCTTTTGTAGAAAAAATAGGTACAGATCCTAAAGTTGGTGGTGGTAAAATAACACAGGTTAGAGATAGTTTCAGCATACTACAATTAGCAGATGTAAATATAGATGGCATAGAAAACTTCTTTACTTTAGAAACTAAAGGAACACAGAATATACTTACACATAAAGAACAACATTTAACAGTAGGAACAGCACAAACAATAACAGTTGGTACCACAACGCCTGTAGAAAATACAACTTTAGGTAGACAATTGGTAACAATAGGCGAAAACAAAACAGATGCTATTACTGGCATACATAAGTTAACATCTCCAACAGCAGATATTGTTTACACAGACGGAGAGATTACTGTTAATACAATAACACATACAGCACATACACATGAAACAACATCGATGGATACAGGAAACGGTGCTAACTCAGGTGCTACTAACGAATCTGCTTCACCGACAGGAGGCACCTAATGAGTTGCGGACCTAGTAAAGCATTAGCGGCGTTAGCAGACAAAGTAGATCTTGCTAACGAAAAAATTGATGAGCTTATATTACAACCTACGCTTGGTAAACTTGATGATTTAAAACAACAAGCAGAAGACGAACTCAATGGTCTAATGGGAGACTTAGAGGAAATGATTCCTGAAATAGATTTAGGTATTGAAATACCTGAGGAATTAAAGTCATTACAAGACGACTTCAAAGATGTAGGCAACTTCTTATTAGTAGGACTTGCTAAGAAAGACGCACTTATAAGCAAAATGAAACAAATAGAAAATAAATGGTCTAATGTAAATTTAGGAGACTTTAAAGATCTAAATGATGTTTCAAAAGCTCTTATGTCAGGTGCAGCAGATTTAGACGAACTTTGTAAATTATTGCCTAATGCACAAATAAAACAAAAAGAATATATTGTTAAATCAGGGGATACTTTATCAGCAATAGCAGCAGCTGAAGGAGTTAAAATACAAGATATACTGGATAAAAATCCTAGTATTAAAGATCCTAATCTAATACTAGTAGGACAAAAGATCATAATACCTGGCAGACCAGGTGACGCATTAGACATTTCTATAGGCGGAACACCTTTATCATTCGCTAATTATGATATAGGGCGTATTATATTAGGTCAAGATATTCCTAAATCTAGATCACCTAAATTTAAATTAGATGTAAAAGTGCTTAAAAAGGGAGCACAAGAAGATTTCTTTAGTTACAATCTACCTAACATTAACTTCTGAGTATAAATACTATTATGGCACAATTAAAAAAGAAAGTAGCAAGATTATATAAAGATATAGATTTATCTTTTACTGTCAATTCTTTGACAGGAGATTTAGGCAAAAAATTTGATGCCAATGCTGTTAAACAATCTATTAAAAGTCTTTTATTAACAAAGCCTAGTGAAAAACCATTTCACCCAGACAAGGGTTCAGAATTAGAAAAATATTTATTTGATCCTATGATACCTGGTATAGAAATTTCAATAAAGAAAAGTATAGAATTATTACTTACAAACTATGAACCTAGAGTAGAAATTAATTTTATAGATGTTAATGCACAATACGACAGCAATTATTATAGTATGACATTAAATTATAATATATTAGGAATTAACGAACCACAAGAATTAACAGCAAACCTTACAAGGTTGAGATAGGAACATGGCACAATTAAAAGTATCAGAATTAGACTTTGATAATATCAAACAAAACTTAAAAACTTATTTAAAATCTCAAACAGAATTTTCAGATTATAATTTTGAAGGGTCAGGACTGAATGTCATACTAGATCTTTTAGCTTATAATACACACTATAACGGCATATTAGCACACATGCTTGCAAATGAAAATTTTATTGATACTGCTGTTAAAAGAGAATCTGTAGTTTCAATAGCAAAAACATTAGGATATACTCCCAGATCACGAAGAGGGGCAATATCAAAACTTAATCTTTCTATAGAGCCACCTGAAAGTTTTACAAATACAACTTTAGAAATATCTAGAGACACACCATTTTCAACAACTGTAGAAGGAACAGCATACACATTTTACCCAACACAAACCACAACTGTTAATGCTACAACAGCAGGTGGTGTCGGACCTTATTATTTGTATGGTACTTGTATACTACCTTCAACCGCAACAGACAACCAAGGATTTTATTATCCTGTTTACTTAACAGAAACAGCAGCAGTCTCAGCAGACACAGGTGGAACAGGAGCATTTCTCTCTTCT